ATATTACATTCTGTAAGAGATAATCCTACTCCTGAAAATAATCTAGCTGCGGCTAAAGTTGTTCAAGAAAAACATAAATTAGATCAAGAAGATAATCCTAACACCAAAACACAATGGGCACCTTTAATTCTTTCTATATTAGCTAGAGATTACAAAGGTGCTCTAACTGCATGGAATGGCGGTCCTACTCATGCAGTTGATGCATATGATGCAAAAGGCAATCAATATTGGAAAGAATATAATTTAAGAGCCGCAACAGGAAAAATATACAAAGGCAATGCAGATGCCAAACAAGAATTAACACCTGAAGAATACGATCAAGTTGCAAAAAATGGTGGACTTAAATCAAAGATTGATACAAGTGTTGTAGGAACTGCTGGATATGAGAATGTTGGAAATATAGCAAAAACAGAAAGCCAAATGGTTAATGATGTTTATAAGAAAGCATCATTAAATGGTCAGCAATCTGCTGCTAGGGCTAACACTCACAATGAAATGGCAACTCTTGCATTAGGATTGAAAAATCCTTTAGATGCATTTGCAAACTTGACTCCAAAACAAAGAGAAGAAGTTATAAGGCAAACAAGTGCTTCTTTTCAGGCTAGTAAAACTAATACACAAAATGCAGAAACTTCACAAAGTAACAATGCATCAGCATCAAATACTAAAAGTGCAACTACGGGCACAAATGCTGGACTAAGTGGTGGAGTTGGTGGTGGCATAAATGGCGGTGGTGTTCCTCCTAAAACATCAGGATCTGTTAGACCTAGTATTGGTGGTGATGTTGGTGCATCTAGTGGTGCAAGTGATACAAACCAAGCTACTAATTCACAAAACAATCAAGCATCTAATTCAACGGGTAATTCTGCAACCAATGCTTTACAAATCCAACAACAAAGTAGATCTGTAATTGAAGGTTTGCTACAAAAGAATTTATCTGATAAAGAATATCAAAACTTCCAAAGATATTTATTATTAGATCAATCCTTAAAAGAACAATATGCTGCAAGACCTAAAGATCAAATAGTTACCCCTGGTGTAACTGAAGAGATCAGAACAGATCCTGCACTTTCAGGACACCAAAATGCATTACTTGCATCATATCAAGGCATTAAAAATGAAGCATTAAATGCGGCATATCAACATTTTTTGGCTACTAAAGTACATGAAGTTGGTGGTAAATCTATTAATCCTGATGAATTTAATTCTGAATTTGAAAACTCTAAAGTTTATAAAGGTATACAGAATAGATATAACGCATTAATGGATGAGGCAAGAACTGGTAAAGCTCATGAGCCACAAAAAGGTGAATTTGTTGTTACTAATAATTTGCAAGTAAAAGTCTACAGAGGTAAAGATTCTGAAGGCAATGATATTTGGGAGAAAGTAAATGCCAGATAATGAGTTTGGCTACGGAACAGTAGCTCCCGCAGTATCTGCAAAAGGTAACTTGTTAAACCCAAGTGCGCCCATTGCAAGTGTTGCTATGCCTAAAGTTATTGCTCCCGTTGCTCCTCCTTCCAATGCAGCACCTTCTTCTGTGCAAATGCCAAATGTTTCGCAACCTCAAATATCCCAACAACAAATTCAACAAATGGGAGATAACACCACAGGTGCAGTAAGCAACATGGTTGGCAATGCTATGCCTGGAATTATTGGAACTGGAGCTGCATTATTGGCAGGTTATGGTTTATCAAAAATACCTTCAATGCTTGGCAAAGGCAAAGAGGAAGGTAAAGCACCCCCAGAAAGTAAGCAAGGTATACCTGCTGAAGTTGAAAAGACTCAAAAAGTTGAAGAACCTAAAAAAGAAAATAAATATCATTTAGAGCAAAATCACAAAGAGCTAACTAAAGAAGAATTAAACAAGGCTAATGAAGTATTTAATACTTTAGACAATATTAAAACAGAGCCGACAACTCCTAAGCCTGAGACTCCAGCTCAACAAACAATTAAAACAGAATTAAAACCTGTTGAAACTAATAATCCAACATCTCCTATTGCTACTACTGAACCTAATCCAGTTGTAAGTGGAGAAGGTACATCACCATTACATAATCCTGAAGGACAAGGGTTAACTCAAGTTGAGGCTACAAGTGCTAGTGCTACACCTAATGCAGCATTTCCTGCTGAAACAAATACGACAAAAGAGTCAGGTAATTTAACTAATTCTGCCGAAAACCCTACACAAGGTGGTGTTGAGCAAGTTAAAAAAGAAGTTAAAGGTAGCGTTAAACCTAGAGCACCCAGAGGTTCTAAAATTGCAGAACTTGAAGCATCTGGATTAACCAAGCCAGAATTGAGTATGAAAAAATACTTAACTTCATTTTATGGTGGTGGTGAGCATGGTGAAGATGCTTACAAAAAAGTTACAGAAATATTAGGTAAAACACCTGCGTATCCTGTAGATGAAAAAGGAAAAATGACAGGTGGTGGCTTAACAAAAGATGAAAATGATTTAATTAAAATCTTTAGAAAAGAAAACATTGAAGGTCCAAAAATTAATTTGACTAAATCAATGAAAGATCAATTATCTGAAATCAAAAAAGCAGGAGGCAGTAAAACTGTTAAAGGTGCTGCGTTGCTATCTGCTTTAGTTGCATTGCCAGAATTTGTAAATGCTAAAAATGCTTATGAAATAAGTCAAGCAAAACAAAATCTTGGTGAATCATTGCTTCCAATTGGTGCGACACCAACACCTGTTGAATCAGGTAAGTTAACCAGCAAACAACTTGAACAATATAAAGAATATGGAAAATTAGGTTCTCCATATCGTCAGGCATTTCTTCAGCAAACTGGTGGAAAATAATGGAAAACGTAACCCACGAACAAATATACGAAAGGTTGGTTTCTTTAGAAGCCAAGGTTGATGACATTGATATCAATACCAAAGGTATGGTAGAAGCGTTTAATAACGTCCAGGGTGCGTTTAAAGTGCTTGGATGGATAGCCAATGTAGCCAAGCCTATTATTATTGTTGTAGGGTTCTTTACTGCGTTGACTGCATTCATCCAATTCTGGAAGAAGTAATGGAACCGATTACTGCCTGTCTAGCAGTACTCTCTGCGGTTAAGCAGGGTGTTGCTATGTACAAAGAGTTTAAGAATACAGGCAAAGAGGCTTTTGGGGTTATGCAGGAGATATCTCAAGGGTTGGGATTATTTTTTGAGCATAGTGAAAAAGCCCATAAAGAATTAAAAGAAAGAGAAAAGAACCCTCCCAAGGGTAAATCTATTCAAACTCAAGCCTTAGAAAATGTACTTGCTAGAAAGCAATTACAACAGGCAGAATACGATCTCAGGCAAACTTTAATTTATGAGACACCTAAAGAATTGGGTGCTATGTGGGATGAGTTTCAGGCAGAACGTAGTAAGTTATTGGCAGACAAAGCTAAATTTGATATTGCTCAAAAAAAAAGGATATCAAGGATGCTAGAGACAGGCAAAAACAACTTGATCTTTTGCATTACAGAATTGCTATCGGTACGTCAATCGTTGCAGTACTGTTAACTATCTTTGGTTTAATGTTTTACATCAGGCAAGATTACAAAAACAAGAAAAGTGGACAAGAGTGGCACATCATGTTTATGAAACACTATTATGACGACTCAATAAACGCAGAATGTGAGCATTTATTCAGACAGACAGGCTATTGGCCTAAATATTGTAAGGATTGACATGGATTGGCTTAAAACTATTGAACAACTAGCACCGACTATTGCTTCAGCATTGGGTACTCCAGTAGCGGGAATGGCGGTATCTGCTCTTGAATCTGCCTTGGGCATGAAGCAAGAGGACATTCAAAAGAACATTGAAGACAGTAAATTAACTGCCGAACAAGTTGCATCTATACAACAGGCTGAGATTGCGTTAAAAGCTAAAGCGCAAGAGTTGGGTTTAAACTTTGAACAAATGGCGGTTCAGGACAGAAAATCTGCTCGTGATCTGCAGCAAAGCACCCATTCTTTTATACCTCCTGTTTTAGCTGTGTTGGTCACATTTGGATTCTTTGGTATATTGGTAGGGCTGATGA